AGTTGTATGTTGAAGACGATTTAAATGTCGGAGAAAACACTCAGCTTTCTGGAACTATTCATGTGGATCAAGATGCGGTGTTGAAATCCAAGTTGTATGTTGAAGACGATTTAAATGTCGGAGAAAACACTCAGCTTTCTGGAACTATTCATGTGGATCAAGATGCGGTGTTGAAATCCAAGTTGTATGTTGAAGACGATTTAAATGTCGGAGAAAATACTCAGCTTTCTGGAACTATTCATGTGGATCAAGATGCGGTGTTGAAATCCAAGTTGTATGTTGAAGACGATTTGAATGTCGGAGAAAACACTCAGCTTTCTGGAACTATTCATGTGGATCAAGATGCGGTATTTCGCTCGGGCTTGTTCGTAGAGGGAAATGCGCAAATTAATGGAAATCTGTATGTTTCTGGGGATCGAGTGATCATGGAAACCTCTACGGTTCGGGTTGAAGATAAAAACATAGAGTTGGCTGTTTTGGATTCGGCCACAGATGCAACTGCAGATCAGGGAGGAATAACCCTTAAAGGAACAACAGATAAAACTATTTTATGGAGCAACGCTACAGACTCTTGGGATTTAAGTGAAAACTTGGGGATTGCCGATGGTAAATATATATTCTCTGACAAGTTAAGGGCTAGAGACTCTGCAGGATTAAGTCTTGAAGATGACGGCGGAAATGGAATTTTTATTGAGGATGGTGGCAATGTAGGTATTGGCACTACGAGTCCAAATGAAAAATTAGACGTAAATGGAAGAATTTATATAGGAAACTCTTCAGCCCCAGGAACAACAACAAACAGGCTTTATTCTGTTGGGGGAATTTTATATTGGGACGGAGAAAACGTTCTTCATGCAAGAGATACCATTGGAGAGATGGAAGACACTTCAATTGGTACTAAATCAAATGGTCAGGTTTTAATATGGAACGCTACTTCTTCTAAATGGGTTAATAATGCTTTAACTGGTGGCAGCGGAATCGATGTAACTAACGCTGCTGGAAGTATAACAATATCCCACTCAGACACATCTTCCGCAGCTTCTTCTAATAATTCTGGAAGAACTTATATTCAAGATATAGGGTTGGATACATATGGACATGTTACTTCGCTTGCGACTCGCACACATTCGAATGCCGCAATTACTCTTACGGCGGGCTCAGGAATGAGTGGGGGAGGATCTTTTGACCTCGATCAGTCCTCAGCAGAAACCATAACGATATCTCACTCAGACACATCTTCCGCAGCCTCCTCTAACAATTCTGGAAGAACTTATATTCAAGATATAGAGTTGGATACATATGGACATGTTACGTCGCTTAGTACCGCTACAGAAACGGTTGTCGATACAAATACTTGGAGAGCTATAAGTAGCACCCCAACGAACGGAGCAACTACAACTTCAATAAGCTCTGATTGGGCTTTTGATAATGTAAAAACAGCGGTGCCAGCGAATGCGGTATTTACAGATACGGTTCCGACATTTTCCTATAATTCCACGACAAAGACGTTAACGATCACAACTTAAGGATTTTTTTAAAATGCCACAAAGCAATATTCCGTTAGGAGATACAGAGAATGTTTTTTTTGGCACTCAGGAGGTTGAGACTTTGATTATAAACGGAACAACTGTATGGGAAAAAGTTACAATACCAGAAGATATTGATGGAGACGGAACGGCAAACTCGACAGATAATACGCCTGCTATTAGATTGAGGGGCGTCAGACAATCCGGGGGCGGAATATCTTGGACTGTATACGCTATTTTTACAAATCTTTCATTAACGCACGCTAAAGCTTACCTATCAGGATCATCTCAATTTAGCGGCAGCTTGCAAAAAACGAGACCTCTTTCCGATGAAACGGCTTATAAAAATTGTGTTTTTTCAGCAAGTAGTATTTCCAGCTCTATAAACGGCTATCCCAATAATTATGAAGCTTATGTAAATTGGTGGCCTGATCTACTGGCGGCGTACAATTCCAATTCACAAGGCTTAACGAAAGCGGCGTGGGGAGAAGATCATTGGGTGGCTTTCGGAATAAGTGAAAATAGATTTATGCCAAGGTATGCTTATTTTAGATTCCCAGTTTCTACAGACGGCATAAACTATACCGACTCTCAAACTACGGAATCTATTGAAGTTTTGATTCCTAAGCCGGGGGCAAATACCGGAGATGAAATAAGTCAATACTTAAATCAATACGAACAAATAGAAGCTGCTTAATTTTATTTTCTTGACATTTTATTTAGTATTTAGTATACTAGATGAATGACGGATAAAAATCTATTGTACAAAACCAAATGTTATTTAGTAGGGCATATGCAATATGTAAGTGGTCGCAACTGGAGAGATAAAGCTGCAGAAGACCTTGAGCCACTAAGCATTACCTGCTTCGATCCATATAAAAAACCATTCATAAAAGATGTAGAGGAAGACGAATCGTCTAGACAAGAAATGGAAACATGGATGAAAACAAAGCAGTATGACCGAGTAACAGAAAGAATGAAAACGGTTCGCGCATACGATCTAAACTTAGTGGACAGAAGTGATTTTATAATTGCTCACCTCGTTCCTGAGGTTGCGAGTTGGGGAAGTGCAGAAGAAATTGTCACGGCAGTTAGAGAGAAAAAGCCCGTTTTTGTAAGCATGGAAGGTGGAAAATCCAAAACTCCACTATGGATGCTTGGAATGTTTCCTCATAAATATATTTATAATACTATCGACGAAGTCATAGAAATGCTGCATGCCATTGACAATGGAAATAAGCCAATTGACTCAGACAGGTGGAGACTATTAAGAAAAGAATTTAGATGATAGAAACAATAGCAAGTTCATATTTTGAATTCTTTCCTGGAGATTTTTTGGTTGCCGCAATAATCGGATCAATCTTTTGGCTAAAGAGATCAAAAGAAGATGAAGACTTTTATGGATAAATAATTAAATTAAAAGACTTGACATTAATAAAAAAATATACTATAATCAAACCCATGAACAATACAGTAGCCAAGAAAATAAGAAAAATTTTAAACTTTGATCCCAATAGTGCGGATCCGACAAGCAAGAGAGTTTATTCTCGAGCAAAAAAACAATACAACAAATTATCACAAGGAGCAAAACCTTTATTTATAGAAGAATTAAAAAATTTATACAACAAGTAAAAAATTATGGAAAATACAGAAAAACAGTCAGAAAAAATGACCGAAAAGCAGTCAGAGTGGAAAAGTCGAGAGTTAGGTGCCTTGTGGGTTCGTTCGGGAAAGAGCCAAAAGTACCTCTCAGGACAAATCAAAATGGAAACCATGCCAGGTGTTGAAGAAACAATCAAGGTTGTTGTTTTCACCAACAAGGGCAGGGAAAAGAACGAAAGAGCTCCGGATTACGTAGTTTACAGATCCGAAGACGCAGAGACCAAGAAGGTTGAAAAGGTAGCGGAAGAAGCCACCAAGGAAGTTGTAGCTGAAGCGCAAGTTGACGTGAACGAAGATGTTCCCGAAGAACTATTCTAAGCATTATGGAAAAGCAATTTTGGCATAGCAAAAAATTCTGGGCCGCAGTGTTTGCAGCTACAGCTCCGTTATTTAACCACGTGTTTCACATGGGGTTAACGAGCGAAGTTATGATGCAAATTACCGGCCCAGTTTTAGCTTATATTCTAGGGCAGGGTCTCGCAGATCTTGGAAAGAATAGTAAGTAAATGTTTAGGGCGCGTACTGGATTTGATTTAAATTGGATTAAGTATGATGCAAGTCGAAGAGGTGCCAGGCTTCGTTAAAAGGCACAACCTTGTACATGGCAAGAATAAAAATCGTGTTGTAGCTTTCAGCCCAAAGGCTGAACAGCTCGCCTTAGCAGCTTAAACACCTGCTACCCCTCCCCGCCAGACGCAGATACGGCGGGAGAGGGGTCATCAATCTGCAAAAACAGAAAAGGTTTTATTGTTAATAAACTGTAGTTCACTGAATTATTCGGGGGCAAATAATTGAAACAATAAGTTAGATGTTAATGTCACAACTATAAAAAAAATTAACTAAACTTGTAGATTCTCACTTATTAAGATTTAAAGACGCGGGTTCGACTCCCGCCGCGTCCACCATTTATCAAATGAATAAAAGCATAATAGATAGATACATATATAAAGACGAAGCAGAGGGATTTTTTTATAAACTATCAGAATCTTTCGACAATCTTTATGCAGACAAAGTGCTAATGTCAGGAGAGGCAAAAAATGGACAACAACTAACATCAATCAACTTCGAAACAGACTCTACATACGGAGATCTTTTTTATTCAGTTTTATTAACCGGACTATCTCAATCAGCTCCAAAAATTACATCTCAATTAATTTACGAAAATAGACTAGAGCTAGAGTTTCAATTCTTTGACTTTGGTTCTATTGATAACATTAGTCACATATATCTAATTAAAAACATCATGGACTGGAGATCAAAGCATGATTTCTTTTGTGAAATTTGGAGCTTAAAAAACGTAAACACAGAAACAATAAAAAAACATTGGAAATAAAATGAATATTTTAAAAAATATAAAAAACTTATTTACTAAAGATAAAAAAACAAAAAAAGATTTCCGCAAAGAATTTTGCGATCTAGTAATAGACAGAATAAACTTTAAGCTTAACAATATTAAAGAAAAGCCGGAGGGCCTGTCTGACTCTGAGTGGAAAATCATTTTAAATAAAATACTATTCTCTGTAGCAAACAAAAAAACCCCAGTAATATTAAAATCTTTAGGCAAAACAAAAATAAAACAAAAGAAAATTGTAGAGGGTTTTAGGTTACTAGAGGTGTACTTTAAATACCTATGAACAACAAAGAAGATAACGAAGATGAAGATGATGAATTTGAAGTGGTTTTTGAGCCCGACGAGGTTCTCATCATGGCTCTTAATGAAATAGATAGCTTAAAGCATTTAATAGAAGATCAGAATTCCTCAATAGAGCAGCTTAAAACAGATCTTCTTGATTTAAAAAACAAAAAGTAATTTTATTCTTGACTAACGCCGAGTTTTGTGGCATAATAGTCTTATATGAAAAAAATATCATTAAACAAAGATGGCACCCCACGCAAGCGTCGAAATAGCGGCGTTAAAGGTGGTTCAAGCATTGTTTCCTTGTCGGTCGATGAGATTATGGATCTCGCCTCTCAAGAAGTAAGTTCTATACCCGTTAGCGAAGAGTGGGTCAAAAGCAGGCTGTACGCTAATTACTTACAAGGTAAGGCGACATCCGCCGGCTTTTCTGACCTTCAAAGCGTAGAAGACAAGATTGAATATGCACTTACATCTTTTGAAAATGAATAATTATTTCTCACACTTAATAGGTCAAGACAACGTAAAGAAGAAATTAAACTTCTATTTAAAAGCTTATGAAGCAACAAGCACCTGTCCGTTTCTTAACTTGGTTGGAGCTAAGGGTCTTGGCAAAACTTTATTTGCGAAAGAATTCGCAAAGAACTTAAAAAACAAAGATGGATCGAAGCGCCCCTTTCTAGAGCTTAATTGTTCTACGATAAAAAACAACGAGCAATTCTTTTCGCAGATTTTCATTCCATTGATCATGAATAACGAAATTACGATTCTTCTTGATGAAGCTCACGCGCTTCCAAAAGATCTAACAATGGCATTCTTGACCATCTTCAACACAGAAAAAACAAACACAAAAGATTTCACATTTGAAGAGCAAACTTTTACTTTTGATTTCTCAAGGCAGACATTCATTTTTGCAACGACAGAAAGTGATAAATTATTTCCTCCGCTAAAAGATCGTTTAACTACAGTTGATTTCGAGCAGTACTCGGATTCCAATTTAGGGGAGATCTTAAAGCTTAATTGCGATGGAATAAGCTTCTCAGAACAATCGTTAAAATCTTTATCTTCAACAGTTAGGGGAAATGCTCGCAACGCCGTAATGAGATCAAAAGAAGTCGTATTGTATTGTGAAAGCGAAAACAAAAACGAGTTCAATTCATCAGATTTTAATGTTTTGATTGACTTGCTCGGTATCCTGCCAGAAGGAATAACCTGCACAGAGAAGCAGATACTAGATATACTTGCGGACAGAGGGAGCTGTAAGCTTCAAACGTTATCTGCGGTAACAGGCTTAAGTCCGACCTCTCTCAGACGAGATCATGAAGTATATTTACTTCGAAAGAACTTTATGCAAATAGACGGAGAAAGAAAAATTACCAATTTTGGTAAAAACTTATTACAATCAATATAATTAAAATGACAGACAAAATACAAAAAAAAGTATATGTAGTTACAAGAAACTCAAGAAGAACAGAGGATAGAAATTACGAATCGAGGGAGGATGCCGAATTTAGAGCACAAAAACTTGTTGACGTATTAAAGAAATGGAAGGATCCAGACTTTAACAAAGTCAAAGTAGTGCATACCACATCCCCCGCAAGGATTCGCTAAATGTCTCACCCAAAAGATAAATATCCATTTGATGCTTTAGCTGAATCCAAGGGCTACTCCCCTGAGAAATTAAGAGGCTTTACAGATAACTGCAAAAACGTCTCGCACTTGCTCAAAGGCAAAGGAAAAGAGGAAAAGCCTATTGTTATTAAAATTGACCTTAAAAAAATAAAAAACAAAAAACAAAACGAAGATTGGCTTTGGTTAGAGTTTAAAAATTCCTATGGAAACCCGGGTTGGCTGCACGGAGACGCGCATTTTGTTGTTTTTGAAAGAACTGAAGATTTTGTATTCATCAACAGAAAAGAACTTCTGTCTTGGTGCGGAAGTTCTCAAAAACTTCGGTACGATTTACCTTTTGTTAATCTAGCGAAGAGAGCTAAGTATCGAATTTACAGAAGAAGCGGCACAAAAGAAGAAGTTTCTCAGGTTGAATTAAAAGAATTAAAAAAGTTAAAGTCTTTTAAAGTTTGGAAAAAGTAAATGGCTAATCAGCTAGAGCTAGATAAAGCTTATATTAAAATGGCGTACATTTGGGCATCTCTATCCAAAGCTAAAAGAAAGCAAGTTGGTTGCTTGATAGTTAAGGGCGAAGCTATTATTTCTGACGGCTTTAATGGAACCCCGAAAGGCTTTAGCAATCAATGCGAAAGGCAAGTGCCTTATTTTTCCTGGAAACAGCAAGAAACCAAGCCAGAGGTTCTTCATGCAGAAAGTAATGCTATAACTAAATTAGCGAAATCAACCCAATCTAGCGTAGGCGCAACTATATACACCACGGCATCACCATGCATAGAGTGTTCTAAAATGATTATACAATCAGACATAGCTCGCGTTGTATATGATGAGCTGTACAAGAACAAAGATGGCATAGAATTGCTTAAAAAAGCAGGAGTAGAAGTGGAGCGGTTAAATGATTGAAGCTTTACTATTTATCTCAATTTGTATTATTTTGTATTTAGCTTTTGGCAAACAAGAAAAGCACAACAAAGAACTGGAAGAAAGCCTTCGCGAAGAAAATGAATTCTTGCGAATAAAGCTGAACGACAGAGAGTCTTCTATAGAAGAAAGAGAGAAGAACTTAAATAGAACTATACAAGAGCTTCAATTAAGCATATCAAAACAACAAGGCATAACATCATTAAGTAATGCCGAGCTAAAAAGAAAAGAGTCTGAATTAATAAGCAAGCAACAAGAATTGGAAAAAAAATTAGAAGAAGAAACGCTGGCTCGCAAAAAAGTTTTGTCGCAAAAGAAA